AAAGTTTTTAGCTGGGGAAGATTGCGGATGCGATGAGCGTAAAGAGAAACTCAATAAGATGAGGTTTAGAAAACAACCGCTTTGCCTTACAGAATCAGAGTACACTTTTCTACATGGTTTTTTTACAAATTCAAATGGAATGGTAAGCCAGTCACAAAACTATGAACTTGCGACAATATACGCTAGAGTATTTCAAAAGAAAGGCGTAGAGGTTACAAGCTGCTCAAGCTGCGTTAAACAACGTGTAAAGGACTTAAAAGATATTTACAACACTTACGAGTAGTAAATTAATTGGATGCATTAGAAGAGCTTATTTTAACTAATAGGCTTTTTTTGTTTATAACAAATTAGCCTTTTTTAGTTATATTAAAGAAATATAATTTAATATGCCATTCACAAAAGGACATAAGTTAGCAAAAGGTAGACCGAAAGGAAAAGAGAACAAAATAACAACAGAGGCCAGAGAGATGTTTGTACAGACTTTGGAAGGTCAAGTACCAAACATTCAGAAAGCGTTTACTGATGTACTCGCAAAGAGTCCAGAGAAGTACCTAGACCTATTCGCTAAATACGCCCAGTACTTTGTACCTAAGAAAACAGAATCAGAAATTAAAGGAGAGCTAAGTAGTTCGATAGACTTTAACGAAGTGATGCGCAAGTTCAATGGGGAGAATTAAAAACGTCTACCGAAAGTTTAACAATCCTACTCGCTACTTCATCGTAACTGGAGGACGTGGCTCTGGTAAGTCGTATGCAGTAAATACTATTCTTTGCATGTTAACTTGTGAGGTAGGACATACGATACTATTTACTCGTTACACTTTGAGAGCTGCGAGTATATCTATTATTCCAGAGTTCATAGAGAAGATTGAGATGTTAGGACTAGAGAAAGCGTTTCATATTACTAAGGATGAAATAATAAACATACAGACTGGATCTAAGATTCTATTTAGAGGTATCAAAACCAGCTCTGGAAACCAAGTGGCTTCTCTAAAGTCTTTGCAAGGAGTAACAACTTGGGTACTCGATGAGGCTGAGGAGCTTGTAGATGAGAACGTATTTGACACGATAGACATGTCAGTACGTCAGAAGGGAATTGCTAACAGAGTGATCATGATAATGAACCCAACCACAAAAGAACACTTTATCTATCAGAAGTTCTTTGAGACTAGAGGAGTTCAAGAAGGAAGCAACATAAGTAAAGACGATACTACATACATACACACTACTTACTTAGACAACTTAGAGAATCTATCTGAGAGCTTTCTAAAGCAAGTAGAGAACATTAAACAGAGAAGACCAGAGAAGTACAAGCATCAAATACTAGGAGGCTGGTTATCGAAAGCTGAAGGTGTGATATTTTCTAACTGGGAAGTGGGAGAGTTTAAGCGAGTAGGTACTTCTGTTTATGGTCAAGATTTTGGTTTTTCAGTAGACCCTACAACGCTAGTAGAAACGAACGTAGACAAAGCAAGTAAGAAGATATATCTTAGGCTTCATCTATACAAGCCAAACCTAACCACAAGCCAAATACACCAAGTGAATGAGAAGGTAGCTGGTACGAGCTTAATTATAGCAGATAGTGCAGAGCCACGTTTGATAAAAGAACTAAAGCAAAAAGGACTAAACATAATTCCAGCTGTGAAAGGTCAAGGCTCAGTAACTCATGGAATAACTATCCTACAAGATTACGACCTAGTGATAAGCCCAGATTCTCAAGAGCTAATCAAAGAGCTAAATAATTACTGCTGGCTAGAGCGTAAATCTAACACACCGATAGATGACCATAACCACGCTTTAGATGCTATCAGGTACGCTGTGACATACCAACTTGAGAAACCAAATAGAGGTAAGTACTTTATTTATTAGATAGAGGCTTTTTGTCTTTATAACAAATTCAATTATTTTAGTTTTATAAGTAATGAAAGCAACAATAACAATACCAGAAGATTTAAGCGAGATAACTCTAGGACAGTATCAGACGTTTTTAAAGACTTCTAAAGGACTCGAAGGAGATGAACTAGCACAAAACACAGTTCGCTATTTATGTGACGTTAGACTGCATGATGTGATGATGATGCAACTAACAGACGTTCTAGAGATCAGTGAGCATTTGAATATGCTGTTTAGTGTAGAACAAGATATACAAGTTAGGTTTAAACTTGAGAATGTAGACTTTGGGTTTATACCATCGCTTGAATCTATCACTTTCGGAGAGTACGTAGATTTAGATAAGTACTCAACAGATTGGGAAGAGATGCACAAAGCTATGGCAGTTCTTTACAGACCAGTAACCAACACATATAAAGACAAGTACGATGTCAGAGATTACGATGGTACAGAAGAGTTTGCAGAGGTCATGCGGTTTATGCCGTTGAATGTTGCGATGGGTTCGCTGGTTTTTTTTTATCGTTTAGGAAACGAACTATTGAAAGCTACCCACAATTATTTGAGTCAGGAGTTGAAGGAAATGATTACAGCGAACAAGGACAATTCAACAGACAATGGGGATGGTATCATTCAATCTATGCACTCGCAAATGGAGATGTTAGAAAGTTCGGAGATGTTACAAAAATTAGAGCTTCCCAAGCATTTAATTTTCTAACCTATATGAAACAGAAAAACCAAATAGAAAAAAACCTAATGAATAAAGCACTAAAAAGATGACAGCATTCTACGACATAACAACACTACTTAAAAACGCCTTAGAGGAAGACGTAAACGTTAACACAGTATCTGAGGGTGACATATTCAAAGTAGACCTAAACAAACAGACTATCTTTCCTCTGTCGCATATAATGGTAGGAAGCGTTCTGCACCAAGGGCCAGTAGTTAGCTTTTCGGTTTCTATTATACTCACAGACATAGTAGACATAAACAACGAACAAACAAAAGACGTATTTGTAGGAAACGATAACGAACATGATGTACTCAATACTCAATTTGCAGTAGGAATGAGATTGATGGAAAGAGCAAGGCGTGGAGACATCTGGGGAGATAAGTACCAGCTAGATGGACAACCTACATTTGAACCATTTACAGAACGCTTTGAGAACTACCTAGCTGGATGGGCTTTGAGCTTTAACGTGCTGTATAAAAACAATATGACCATCTGCTAGTGGAAGAGGTACAGAAATATATGAGCATATTTGCAAAGGCTGTAATTAAAGAAAGCCGAAGCAGACTAAGTAAGTCAGGCAAGAAAGACACGAACAACTTGTACGGCTCTCTAGGATATGATTTAAAGGTATTCAAGAACTCGTTTAGCTTGAGCTTTTTTATGGAAGAGTACGGAGCGTTTGTAGATGAGGGAGTACAAGGTAAGAAGTCAAGCGCAAAAGCACCACAGAGTCCGTTTAGGTTTGGTAGTGGTTCTGGTAGAAAGGGAGGACTAACCAAAGCGATAAGTACTTGGATTAAAAGGAAAGGATTAAAAGGGAGAGATAAAAAGAGTGGTAGGTTTATAACAGACAAGAGCCTTACGTTTTTGATTTCTCGAAGCATTTATAACAAGGGTATTGCTCCTAGTATGTTTTTTACTAGACCATTCGAAAATGCATTTAAGAACTTACCAGACGAGATAATAGAGAAATTTAACCTAGATATTGACGAGCTAATAGAAAGCTCTTTAAACACTTAAAAATGTCAGAACCAATAAACGTAAGAAGTCCAAAGATAATTAGTGCAACTGGTGTAGCTAATGATGACATAAGAGCTGAGATATTCCTATGGAATGACCCAGCGTCACAACCAGCAACTCCAAACTTTATACTTGAGAAACCAATACCTAGCAGTATAATTACAGAATGTCACTTTGATATATCGCCATATTGCAGAGGCTTCATTGAACATATCAACTACGTAGAAGTAACAACAGACACAGCAGCCAATGTAAACGAGTACGCATACTGTCATGTAGACGTATATCGTAACGGAGTACTTCTACTAGCTTCATTCGATTACAACTTTATTTGCTTTGATGGTTTCGGATACCATGCAGAAGGAGCGAACCCATCGCATACACAATTCTTATCAGATGGAGATTACTACGTTAACGCTGTCGGTAATAGTGGAGGAGTTTACTACTATGATGACCAGTCTGTAACTTGGGAAGCTAGATACACAGACCTAGCAGCTGGAGGAACTACCACAACGATAACACTAGCCAATGAGGTAGGTTATATTCCTTACGTTCATTTATCGTATCTAACAACTGGAAACAAGCTAGAAATTATCAAAGACTCAGTAGTACAAAATACCTACTATTTCCACGTTCAAAGTGAGTGTAAATACGAGACTATAAACTGCGACTTTGTTAACAAGTTTGGAGCGTGGCAGAGGCTAGTATTCTTTAAGTCTTCTCAAGAGAGCTTTGCAATGTCAAACTCTGAATACAACCTAATGCCTGAAGATATTGATTACAACGTAAAGCGAAATGTAAGGCAAGTATTTAACGTTAACGGAATGGATAAAATAACTGTCAACACTGGCTGGGTGTTTGAATCATACAGCGAGGTAATGAAACAGCTACTACTGAGCGAAAAGATTCTACTAGATGACAAGCCAGTAAACGTAGACACGAAGTCCTTAGAATTACAGAAGAACATAAACAACAGAAACATAAATTATAACCTTTCATTTAAGTACTCCAATCCAACCTTAAACTATAACATATAATGAGAAAGGTACAGATATACGTTAACAATAAAAGAGTAGACTTATTTAACGATGAGAAGATAGTAGTTAAGTCTAGCGTTCAAGATATTGCAGACATCGCTAAAGTGTTTACCGACTTCTCGCAGAGCTTTACACTTCCAGCGAGTGACAACAATAACGAGATATTTGGATTTTACTACAATAATGACAACGATAGCTTTGACGCAAATACGAGAGTAGATGCTAGAATAGAGATAGACTTCAACAAGTTTAGAAAGGGTAAGTTACAGCTTGAAGGTACAACCATAAAGAACAACCAAATAGAATCGTACAAGGTTACTTTTTATGGTGATGTCGTTACTCTTAAAGATGTCATAGGAGAGGCAAAGCTCAGAGATTTGGACTATTCTAGTATCTCACAAAATTACAGCGGATCAGATGTTCAAGACTCAATAACAGACCCTACGTTTAGAGATATACGTTTTCCTTTAATTAGCTCGGATAGAATTTGGACTTATAACGATGGTAGTGGTATAGACGAATCAGCTCAAGCAATAGTTTTTGATGAGCTATTTCCAGCAGTTAGTGATGCTAAAATAATGGAGATTATAGAGGACACTTTTAATGTAACTTTTCAAGGTAATTTTTTAACAGACCAGCGTT